GAGGGCCGCGCCGCCGGTATGCGGAGTCATCGTCACCTGCCCGAAGGTCAGGTCAGCGGCCGTCAGCGTGCCGTTCGTGCCGGTGCCTTCGGCCACCCAGTAGAAGGTCGCGCCGCCGGTGAGCGACGGGATCGCCACGTCGCCGACCAGGCCGGACAGGATGCGCGCGCCGGCGCCACCGCGATAGACGACCATCTTGTTTTTCAGGCGGTCGATGAAGCTGTTGCCAGGGTTCTCGGTTTGCACCAGGTAGCCGCCAGCGGCGTCGGACGTGGTGCGCAGCGCGGCCTGCACGTCATACGGCAGATAGAAGCCACGCGGGGATTTGCCCATGGCTTTCGCCTGGGCTTCGGACGCCTCGCGCTCCAGCGAGTTCTCGCGCCACCAGCTACCGTCGACCATCGCCTGAATGGCGGACAGCATGGAGTAGTTGCGCAGGTCGTTCGCGCCCATGCCGATGGCGGGCGAGAGCTTGCCGGCGCGCGGCGCGGTCTCGGCGGTCGGTCGGGCCGGATTCGCCGACGCGGTGATCGCCTCGATCTGCGCGGCGCGGTTGGTCAGCGCCTCGTTGTCGTTGATGTCCTTCAGCAGGGCATCGATGCGCGGGTTGACGTCGGCGGCGTTCGCCTCGGTGACGCCGGCCTGCAGGTCTTGAAGCTGGCCGATGAGGGCCTCGCGCTTCGCTTTCAGCTCGAATACGTTCATTTCAAAAGCTCCTTTACCAGAAAGTTACGGATGCGCGCTTTGGCCGCCTCGGCAGCACCGCCAGCAGGCGTCTCGGACGCGGGGGTATCGTCGTCGCCGGTCAGAGATTCCGGCGTCGGCGTGTGCAACAGCGCGGCGATGCGCGCCGCCGGCCAGGCCGGCAGCTTCGCCGCGGGGATGGTGTAGCCGTTGACGGTGAGGCCAGCGGCGGAGAGGCTGGTCGCCACGCGGACCATGTCCTCCAGTTCGTCGGCGAAGCCCTGCGCCACCGCTTCCTCGGCGGTATACCAGGTCTCCGCGTCCATGATTGCTGCCAGCTCTTCCGACGGCAGCCCGGTTTTTTCGGCATACGCCGCCATCATGCTGGCCTTCACGGCGTCCAGGGCGTCGGCAGATTGCCGCAAGTCGCCGGCATTGCCCATGGCCACCGTCCACGGGTTGTGAATCATCAGCATGGCGTTGATCGGCATGATGATCGTGTCGCCGGCCATGAGCACAATCGTCGCCGCGCTGGCGGCCAGGCCGTCGACGTGCATCACCACGCGGGCGCTGTGCCGGCGCAGCATGGTATAGATGGCCGACGCCGCGAAGACGTCGCCGCCGGGCGAGTGGACGCGCACGTGCAGCTCGTTGACGACGCCCAGCGCCTGCAGTTCCTTATCGAACTGCGCCGGCGTCACTTCATCGCCCCACCAGGAGGTTTCCGAGATTTCGCCGTAGAGCAGCAGCTCGGCGGACGATTCGCCCAGGGCTTTCATGGACCAGAACTTCTTCATGCCTTACTCCTCACCGCCCAGTATTTCGCACGTAATAAAGCTCTCCAGCAGCGGCTGCACGCTGGCCAGCAGCACGTCGCCCGCCTGCATGCGCGCGCACCAGCGGTCGACCGCGCGGGCGCCCGCCACCGGCAGCAGCCCGGCCGCCAGGCAGACGGGGCCAAGCTGGCCCGATGCCCACTGGCGAAAGTCGCCGGCGTAGTAGTTATCGCGCCAGGCGGCCAGGCTCGCCGGCGTGGCCGACGCTTTACCGGCCTCGCGGTCGGCGTCGGCCTGCGCGCGCCGGGTGATGCGCTGCGCGGCGTCGGCAATCACCGGCGCCAGCGCCAGCGCTTTATTGCCGCTGGTCGAGTCGCCGGCCGTGCTCGCCGCCTGTTTCCCGGTCGATCCGGCGGCCGTGCTGCCCGCCGGCACCATCGCCGACTGAATGTAGTGGATGTCGCCCTCGGGGTAGGTTGCCTCGTTTTCCTTGCGCAGGATCATGTTGTCCGTCAGCCAGCCGTTCGACTTGCCGATGGCATACGCCTGATACCGCGTCAGGATGTCGGTGCGCAGCAGGTTCTCGTACATGAACTCGAAATAGTAGCGGTTGCTTCCCTGCAGCAGCTTCCAGTTCAGCTCCTGCTCGTATTGCTCCACAATCGGCAGCAGCGCGTCCGTCAGCAGCTCGATGTTTTCCGACTCGATATTGCCCCAGCCCACCGGCCCGTTGCTGCCATTGATGCGGCGCAGCGGCACATGGTACAGCGCGGCCAGATCGGCGCGGCTGTACTGCCGGACCTCTAAAAACTGCGCGTCTTTCGGGTTGATGGCCAGCGTCGCCAGCTCGGAGCCGCCCTCGGCAATGAAGATGCGCTGTGACTGCGACAGCGTGCCGTATTCCGTCTCCAGTTTGCTCTTCACGCGGGCGGCCGCGTCGTCGTCCAGCTCGCCCGGATACTTCAACTGCAGCCGCGGCAAACCGCCCCGGCTGAAAAACTGATTGCCGTAAAAGTCGGTGCTGTAGCCCAGCTCCGCCGATGCCCGCGCCACGCCAATCGGCGACAGCGCCGTCACGCCGTCCAGACTGAAGCCCATGAAACGCAGCACGTTGCGCGCCGGCAAGCGCTTGTCCATCGACGGGATCGCAATGTCAATCTCGCCGGTCGTCTCGTTCAGCACCGGCTGCGTCAGCTTTGACGGAATCGGCCACAGCGCCACCGGCCAGTTATCGGGGCCGCGCTGAATCTCCGCGATGCCGTCTCCCCAGCCCAGCAGGTTCGTCGTCATCACCCGCCAGAACGTGGACGCGCTCATGCGCGGATTCGGCCGTACCCGCACCAGCGTATACAGCGACGTGTCCCACCGCGCCCGACCGTCGCCCACGCGCTCATACGGCAGGCACTTCATGGACGCGATCTTCGATGCGACCAGATCGATGCACGCGAACACCGCCCCCGAGCGCAGCGCCATTTCCGGCGTCACGTTCGTACCCGTGCCCGCGCCAAGCGCGCCGGACAGCCAGGCGGCCGGGTCGCGCAGCGTGGAGCGCTCGGTGGACAGGTCCATCGCGCGCGGGGTCATCTTGCTTTTCAGCCAGGTGAGAATGTTCATACGAATATCGGCCCCCTGCGCTGGTATACGTCTACAGTCTTTTTGCCGCCGTGGCGGATGGCGCGGTCGAGGCCCATGATGAGGGCCACGATGCCGTCGATGCGTTCCGTGCTCTTCGCCTTGCTCGGCTTGATGTTGCCGGCGGCGTCCATCTCGATCACCACGTTGTTAGCCATCCAGGTGAGGATAGGGTGATTGCCGTGGGCCAGCTCGCCGCCGATGATGCACGTCTCCAGATTCTTGCTGGCCGGGCTCATGCTCGCGTAGCCCTGCCCGAACGGCACCACCCACTCCTCGTTGCTGTTGATGGCGCGCAAGCGCTGGGACAGCATCGTCGCTTCGTAGCGGTCGTAGGCGATCTCCACGATCTTGTACTGCTGGCTGGCCGCGGCGATCTGCGCCTCGACGAATTGAAAGTCAATCTCGTTGCCCGGCGTGGCGATGAGCTGGCCGTCGCGCGCCCACACGTCGTAGGGCACGTGATCCTTGCGCACCCGGTAGTTAATGCGATCGGCGGGGATCCAGAAATACGGCAGCACCGCATACGGGCCGCCGCGTTGCTCGGGCGGGAACACCAGCACGAAGGCCGTCAGGTCGTTGCGCGTCGACAGGTCCAGCCCCGCGTAGCACTCGCGGCCGAGCAGCTCCTGGATGCGTACCGGGTGGACGCCGCAGGCGTTCCAGTGGAGCTGCGACAGCCAGCGCGTCTCGCTCTGCGTCCAGACGTTGAACTCCAACCGCAAGGTGCTGAACTCCAGCCCCTTGACTTCCTGCGCCTGCTGGACGGCGATGCGCAGCTTCTCGCGCTCTTTGCACACGTCCAGGCTCGGGTTCGCCTTGATCCACGTCGCCTCGTCGCGCCAGTCGTCCTCGTAGGCCACGCCCGCCTGCAGCGGCTCGCCGTCCTTGCGCTCCACCAGTTCGGGCCAGTCGTGCCGGGTGTCCAGTGTGTAGATCAACCCGAAGTAGCTGTCGGTGGATTCGTTCGTCGGCAGCGCGCCGGTGAGAATCTGCCGGGCATACTCGCGCTGCTCGCGGCAGATGAAGCTGCTCGCCGTGCCGGCGGTGGTGATGGCCACCACCAGCGGCTGCTTGCGGTTGCTGCAGGAGGAGACCACCGTATCCCAGCAGTCGCGGTTCTTATGCTCGTGCAGCTCGTCGATGGCGGCGAAGTGGACATTCAGCCCGTGCATCACCTTCTCCGGCAAGGGCTCAAACTTGGAGAACGTCGCCGGCATGCTCATGTTGTACTGCAGCACCTCGACCAGCGCGCTGATCTCCGGCGACTGCTGCACCATTTTCTTGGCCTCGTCGAAGATGATGCGCGCCTGCTTGCGATCGGTGGCCGCGCTGTAGCAGTCGGCGCCGCCCTCGCCGTCGGCGATGAACATGTAATTGCCGATGGCCGACAGCGTGACGCTTTTGCCGTTGCGCCGGGGAATCTCGATGTAGGCCGTCTGGAAGCGCCGGTAGCCGTCCGCCTTCATCCAGCCGAAGAGGCACCAGAACATGAACTGCTGCCACGGCTGCAGCGTCAACGGCTGGCCCATCCATTCGGCCTTCGTCTGGTGGCAGTACGTCTCCACGAAATCGATGGCGTGCTGCGCCGCGTCGGGGTCGAAGTGCAGGCCGCGCGCGGCGCCGGTGGCCAGGTCGTCCAGATGTCGCTGCACCGCCAGCTTGACGAGCTTGCACGCCGGGATCGCTCCCGACTGCACGTCCGCGATATATTGCTCGGCTGGATGCAACGTGGTCATTCC